GAATTCAATGTTCGTGTTTTAGCTAGCTAACACATAGGAGAAATAAATGGCAAAACAAATTCTTACCGATGTTGTGGTCCAGCTCAATGGAACTGCAATCTCGCAGAATGTAAACTCAGTCGAGCTTTCCACGACTGCAGATGCGATTGAGACGACCAGCTTTGGATCGTCCGGTTGGCGTGAATACAAAGGCGGCCTAAAATCTGGGTCGGTCACTCTTGCTCTTCACAACGACTACGCAAGCACAGCACTAGACAGCATCCTCTACAACCTGTTCAACACAGTTGCAACGATTGCTATCTTCCCTGCTGGAACACCTGCTGGAACAAATGCTCCAAAGTATGAGTTCACAGCATTGATTGACAATCTGTCCCCTGTCTCGGGAGCAGTTGGCGATTTGGCTGTCCAAAATCTGACGCTAACCATCACCGGCCCAGTTACTAGAGGCACAGTCTAAATAACTAAATAAGAAAGGAATCCATTATGCGAATGCAACTTGAGCTTGAGTTCAACGATGGCGTCAAAAAAGATGTCAGAGTAATCATGGCTGACATGGTTAAGTTTGAATCTCATTTCAATCTAAGCATTGCCAAGCTGGGGCAGGAGATGAAAGTTACTCACCTGCTCTGGCTTGCATGGACAGCTCTCACTAGAGAGAAGCAGACAACCGCTGAGTTCGAAGTATGGCTCGAAGATGTCTCTACTGTCGGTGCAGTTGACCCAAAAGCATCCAAGGGCTAGGCGATAGCTCAGCTCATTGGTATCTTGTAAACATCGCTTATGAATACAAGATCAGTCCATTAGAGCTTCTAAAGCTCGATGAAAGAATGCTTTGGACAATGGGCCGCTATCTAGTATGGCGAGCACAAGAAATGTCGAAGAAATAGAAGCCGGCCCTTCGGGGTCGGTTTTCTATTAGGTAGAATTGACCAGAGGTTCTGATGGCGATAATAAATACAAATACCATTAAAGGTAGGGGACTGACTGTAGGCAAAGACCTCTCAGTTCAAGGTATTCGCCAATTGCAAAAGCAGCTCAGAGCTGTCGAACCCGGTTTGAGAACGCAATTCATGCGTGAGATAAAGAAGATTGCTGTAGTCCCAAATCAGGCAATCAAGAGTGCTATCCCTGCTAGCCCGCCATTGTCTGGTATGGAGGGCTACACTAATGTCTCTTGGGGTGTAGGAAAGCCAGCCAACTCGACTTCCATCATCTTCAGAACTAGATCTAGTGGATCATCGCAGAACACTACCCTGCTTAGGATCAAGGTTAATTCAGTAGCCACCTCTATTGCCGACATGGCAGGTCGAAGCGGAAGATCTATCGGGCAGGGTAAAAGAGGAAGTGGAATGACTGCCTATGTCAAGCGTAATCGCTCTGGAGAGCTAATCGCTGTGGCTAGAAGAACTCCTTATGAGGCGGGTCAGAAGTTTATTCATAACCTGAATGTGGCTGCTAAGAATAGAGCATCTCGATTTGTCTGGAAGGCTGTCGAGAATGACTTGCCAGCACTACAGGCCAGAGTGGTTATGGTTGTGCAGAAATACGAAAAGATCGCTAGCTACAGATTGGTAAAGGGCTAATGGCTATAAATGTTGTCATCAAGGCACTCTTTGACGATGTAGGTATCAAAGAGGCAGAGAAGGCTTTTGGCACTTTTGGGCAGGGTGTAGATAGAGCTTTTAGGGCCGTCACTATCGGAGCGGGTATAGCTGGAGCTGCCATTGGCAAATTCGGTGTCGATTCCATCAAGGCCGCTTCTGATCTAGCCGAATCTACCAACGCTGTCAATGTGGCCTTTGGGGATGCTGCACAGTCTGTCCTAAAACTAGGTGAGACTTCTGCAGAATCAATGGGTGTATCCCAGACTGCCTTCAATCAGGCCGCTGTCCGATTTTCAGCTTTTGCAGAAAGAGTAGTTGGTAGCGGTGGAGATGTCGCTGGATTCATAAGTGACATTTCAACCAGAGCTGCTGACTTTGCATCGGTATTCAACATCGATGTCTCTGAGGCCCTGCAGGTGTTTCAGTCTGGTCTATCGGGTGAGGCAGAGCCACTAAAGAGATTTGGTATCAATCTTCTCGATACAGAGGTCAAAGCCTTTGCTCTGAGAACAGAGATGATCAAGCAGGGTCAGACCCTGACTGAGGTTCAAAAGGTGCAGGCACGCTATGGCTTGCTTCTGGAATCCACCAACAAGGTGCAGGGTGACTTTGCCAATACCTCTGATGGGCTAGCCAACTCACAGAGAATCCTGACTGCTCGCTTTGAGGACATGCAAGCAGAGATTGGAACAGCCCTTCTTCCAGCGGTCACAGATCTAGTGACTCAAGTTGGAGACAGACTAATGCCTGTCTTCGAGGACTTTGGAAAGTTCCTAGCATCGCCAGAGGGCAAGAAGATAATTCAAGATACCGCTGATGCCATTGCTGATTTTGCGGTGTTCCTCATTGACAACATTGATGAAATTGCAGATTTTGCAATCAAGGCAGCAGCTGCCATAACAGTTCTCTATGGTCTAAAAACAGCACTAGAGTTTGCAACCACAGCACAGCTTCTATTCAATGTGGCTGTCAAGGCGAACCCCTATGTCATTGCAGCGACTGCCCTAGCAGCTCTTGTAGGTGGAATCTTTGTCTTCTCTGATGCAATGGTCAAAAGTGGCATTGTCACAGAAAAGACCGAGAACAGCATTGAGGACTATGCCTTTCAAGCTGAGAAGCTCCGACAGGATTTAGAGTCTGGATTAATCACTCAGAGCCAATACGACAAGGCCATTGCAGGTCTCAAGACTAAATTCGAAAAGCTCAGCCCAAGCATCGAATCGACTGCGGGGGAACTAAACAGACTAAATAACATTAGCCTCGATAAGTTTAGATCTCAGCTAGGTGATACCAGAGTCGATGCTGAGCGACTGGCCTACAACGCTAAGCAGCTAGCTTTTGCCATGAAGGGTATCTTCCTTCCAGACTTTGGCGAGACCACAGGTGGCGGGGGAGGCGGTGGAGGTGGCGGGGGAACTGGCGAGACTGCCTTCAAGAAGGTCCAGAAATTTATTAAGGATTCACAGGCTGACTTAGCTAAGGCTCAGAAGGCTTACAACGAAGAAGTCAAGAAGATAAACAAGGACTACACAGAGAATGTCCTAAAGACTCAGAAGCAGTTTGCAGATCGACTAGACAACATAGTCACTCAGTCCATCGACAGGCTACGCTCAGCCTACTCATCGGCAGTTTCCACAAATGTAGGCACGCTATTTGACGCATTCAAATCAGCAGAACAGCAGCGTAAAGAGGCTTTTGATAAGGCCCGCACAGATCTTGTAGAGGCTCAGGAAAAACTAAAAGAAGCTGATGCTGATCTTAAAGAGACCCTAGCTGACCCCAAGAGAACCACTCGACAGGTCGAGTCTGCTACTAAAGCATTCGATACAGCTAAGACTGAGTTTGAGAAGCTGAGTGGCATAGTCTCAGCAGGTCTTGTGGAGAAAGACCCTGTGGAGAACCTTGTGGATTCTCTACAGAAGAAGCTAAGGGCCTCACAATCTCTACTAAGCAATAGTGCTGAGCTAGCCAGCAGCGGATTCTCACAGACCTTTATTGAGCAGATTGTTGCTACTGGAACTGATACAGGTAATGAGCTGGCTGCTGCCATTCTCAATGCAACACCTGATGTCCAGCGTGAATTACAGTCGCTATTCTCAGCGATTGAGACACAGGCTGATTCTGGTATCGACAGTCTAGCCAGACAGATTTATGAGAAGAACAAGCTTGCCACCGCCGAACTAACCAGACTTTATGAGGACACTCAAGAAGAAGGCCTAAAGGCCCTAGCTGAGCTAAAGACTGACTTTGACAATCAGCTGATTGATGCCAACCTTGCCCTCATCGATGCAATCAAGGAAATAAGAACAGCGTTCAATGAGAACATCGAATCTATGAAGGGTGATCTAGGCGGGCTAGATAAGGCTGTCGCTGACTTCCTGAAGAAACTAGGCAAAGCTGAGGCTGATGCTCAGAAGGATGTTGCCAAGATTGTAGGCCCAACTGCTCCAAGTGGGGGAGGTGCGGCTGGCGGTGGAATGACAGGGATGGATGTCGCAATCTCTACTTTGAGCAATGTGACTGGCTATTTCATCGACTCGGTTTCAGACATAGCCAAACTTATCGGCTATCTAAATGAGCGAATTGTTGCTGCTAATAAATTTGCCAATGAGGCCGCTATTGCAGGTAGAACTACTGAGGCTATGAGTGCCGTTGGAATTAGAAGAGAGCTGGAGTCTCAATTGGGCATGCTGCAATCGCTCAGAACAATGGGGGCTGCCGCAGTCGGAACGACAATTAACATAAATGTTAAGACCGACCCAAGTCAGTCACTTGCAATGGTTGGTAAAACTCTTGGAAATACGATCACTAAGTATGTGACTGCAGGTGGTCAAGTTCTAGTGAGTCCGACAAATTGAGCCAGCCAGCCCAGAAGGTAGAGATTGGTTTTGACATTCTGTCATCTGGTCTCGGCCCTTACTTCATCCTTGATGATCCGATAAAGGGCAAACTAGACAATACTGAGTATCTGTTGGCAGGTGTCCTATTCTTTGATGTTACTAGCCTTGTCCAATCGGTAGCTATTCAGCGTGGTAAGAACCGACAGTTAGATCAGTTTGACTCTGGTCTAGCCAACATAGTCTTCAATAACAATGACCGAACCTTTGACCCTGAGTATGCCCTATCACCCTATGCGGGCCAGATAGTCCCCAAGCGACAGGTGAGGATTTCATCGGGGGGTATAGTCCAATTTGCCGGGCTTGTAGATGACTGGAATCTTTCCTATGAGCCAAATGGTGACTCGATAGCTGCAGCAGCCTGCTCTGATGCAACATCTTCATTTGCTACCCAGACCCTATCTACTAGGACCAACTCAGTTCAAAAGTCAGGCGAAAGAATCAATGCCATTTTGGATTTACCTGAGATTAACTGGCCTGCCTCTTTGAGAGACATAGACACGGGTCAAATGACCCTAGGTGCTGACATAGTCCCAGACAACATCAATGCCCTTACTTATCTAAGACTTGTAGAAAGCAGCGAACCGGGGGCTTTCTTTATTGGTAAGGCAGGAAATGTGATCTTCAGAGATCGAATCGCAGCCCCTGTCTCTGGAGGTGTCACACTTGCTGATGATGGATCAGGCATCAAGTATCAGTCACTTAGAGTCCAGTATGGATCTGAGCTTCTAGCCAATGAGGTTGTGGTTGGCTCAGACATAACCTCCACAGAGGTAACGGCCCTAGACCTGACCTCTATAGACACTTACGGCATCTTCAACTTGACCCGAACAGGCCTGCTCATTAATGACGCTGATGATGTGTCTGAGCTGGCTACTTTCTATGCAAATAAATACTCTCAGCCCGAATATAGATTCGAGTCAGTTGAAATCCTGCTTGATGAGCTGAGTGCAGTAGATCAGAATTCACTACTAAACCTTGAGATTGGGGATGTAGTAGAGATCAAGTTCACCCCGAACGGAATAGCCCCAGCCATCTCGAAATACGCTGAGATTATTCGCATTGACAACAGCATCGACCTTGACAACCACATTATGAGTCTGGGCTTCTCGACCCTTGACTTTGCCCTGTTAGTCTTGGATGACGCTCAATTTGGTAAGCTAGACGCAGGCAATGCGTTAGCCTTCTAGGAGAAAAATGGCAGGCAGAAAAGTATTTACGGCCGGAGAAGTTTTAAGTGCCGCTAATGTAATGGATTTTTTGATGGATCAGTCCGTCATGACCTTTTCAGGGTCAGCCGCAAGAGGCTCTGCAATCGGCACAGCTACAGAAGGCATGGTGTCTTATCTGACAGACACAAACAGAATCGAGGTCTTCACCACCTATTGGGAGCAGGTCTGGCCTCTATCTAGTTTTAGTGGAACGATCACTAGCAGTCAGGTGTCTGGTTCTTTTGCGGGCACTCAAGTTCAATTCGGCGGAACTACAACCACAACCTCTATGACAGCCACAGCTGCACTTGACAATGGCACGATTTGGGTAAACGGAACAGCAGCAGTCACGATTACAGTCCCAGACATTCTGAATACTTGGGACACTCTCACGATCTGGAGAAATGCTGGAGGCACAGTAACCATCGCCGCAGGAACAGGTGTGACCGACTGGGCAGGTGCTGGGACGAGCGGGACAAGCGTGTCCTTCAAGATTGACCAGACCTACAATGCCGCAACTGTTCAAAAGGTTGCAGCTAACACCTACCGAGTAGTTGGAAAGATAACTGCATAATGCCTATTCCTTTAGGAGTTCTTGCTGTTGCGGGAGC